AGCAAATACATAGTTTTGTCGAGGAGCAAAATCATATAGATTGAGGAAGCGACGAATATCTGCGGTGCGCTGGTCGGGTGTTTTTTGGATTTGGCGCTCAGAAAGTCGTGCCATGTAAAAACACTTAAGAGCCCACCTATCTCTATAGTCCGCAGTCGCCCCAGAAAAAATATCAAACCCCGCCGGAAGACGCTCCACGACGGTTGCCTCTACCATCTCGCACTCGCTGTTCCACCGGGGAAAGCTGACGGTATTGTAGGTGGATGCGAACGAATTATAAAACTGAAGTAGATAAGGTTTTAAAATCTCTATGTCAAGGTGCCACGTCTCAACATAGGCGGCAGAGAAGATGGAATCAAAAACTTTAACGATGTCATCTTCGGCTTCAATGTTGGTGGGTGCGGTCTTATACTTAATGTAACCTGGGAAAATTTCGGTCCCGTGCTGATATACGTTAACATGCCTCATCACCCCCTCGTATCCGGAAACTTGTGAAAATCCGTAGTGCTCCCCCACATTCACATCTCCAACCAACAAGGGATCATCGCATTTCTCTAAGTTTCTATTGTCCACGTCCACGTCCTCAAGCGGTACTCCATACATATATTCTTGTAAAGCGGGGCTCCCAATGTTTGCTATAAGACGCCAGGGAATGTGCTGATCTATAGAAAATCCATATTCGGCGGCGATACTGGCTATAAGCTGAAATTCTGTCCCTCCCCAAGTAGCAGACTTATTAAGGTCGTCATCATAGCGGTCGGCAGAAACTTCGATGATGAGTCCGGACATAAGGGGATTAGAGGTGGGGGACTCCATGAACCCCGATAAGGTTAAAGGACCAGCATAACTTAAAACGTGAGTGTTGTACGAGGTGAACTCTTGAAGAAAGCTTTCGACGTCAGTGACATTATGTTGGTGCGCTCCAAGTGACATATAAATTTCATTGAATGTAGGAAACACCATTTGTGTCAAGTAGTTATCGTAGGCTACCTCGGCAGGCTCCCATGCTTTATAGGCCTGAAGGGTTGTCCAGGGGCTATCCTTGGGGAGAATATTGTTAAGGGCCAACTGACGAATCTTTTCTACAAAATCCCGCCAGGCATCAGACACAAAGTCCATAGCATACAATACCTTTTGGGGTCCGCAATATTTTAGGGGCTTAAGGGCGCTTTCTTTGGGAATAACTGCGTTTCCCACACTATTGATAAGTCCATAATAGCTGTCGCGCCCCCAAGTATTCATCATGTTGGGGACGGTTCCCCACGGAAAAATATCATCGCGATAAATCTTGCGCCCCTCAAAAGTTAGTATCGAGCGCGACCCATTAGTAACATTGGGTACCACTAAGATTTCGTTGGCATCCTTATCCCCATTCTGGAAGTAAGTATTTTTTCTGAAGGGTAACAAAGCAGCCATAAAATTTATACCTTGGTGGGAACGGGAGAAAATTGGTGGATGCAGTCGATAGTGGTCTGAAAAGTTCCAGGCTCTATGGAGTGGCTCGACTTGTACACGCGATAATAACCTCCCAATTTTAAAACTTTAGCCGCATTGCGACCAAGTCCCATCTCCGCATTTATATACACCAGGCTTCCGTTAATAAAAGCCGTATTCCCAATCAGTCCCACTGAGCAATCTTGGGGAATGACGAGGACGCCCGCCTTGTTCTTGTTGTGATTTGCCGACTCAATATTCATGGCGCGTATTTGAGGCATTGCTTTTTCTTTAAAAGCGAAGCGTTTAGCGATTCCTGTGTCGGCTCCTACAAAAAGATGATAAATTCCTTTTTCTTCATCCTTCTCGCGGTTGCCGTCTAGGTTTGCGACTTGTTTCGAAAAGACAATAATGTAATTACCATTTATATGCTTGACCGCTGGCAGCTTCAGAGCCTTCCGAAAAAGATCAAAAGAACGTAGCCCCACCATAAAGCTGGATTTTCTGGAGTCTCGGGCGCTGCGACCAGTTCCTTCACGGACAAGCTTGTTGGAACGTAGAGGAAGACTGAGACTCGTAAATCCAAAGGCTGCATGAGATTTGGGAGACTTGTTTTCAGCGTAGTTCATCATCGGACTAACCAGTCCATTAAACAATGAATCTAAAAATCGGCGCAAAGACCAAGTATTCCTCTCTTGAGTCACTACATTCTCTAGAAACCACTGACTAAAGTGAGCCAGGGATATGGGAATGTCGCCGATAGGTAAGGCCAGCGTAGAAGTGGGACTGAACCCTTTATACCCCAAAAGTCCGGGGGAATAACTACCTAAGATGATATTATGGTCGAGCGCGCTCATACCCGCGTTTTCCATAGCCACTTCGATTAAATCTGCCAAGCGGATATAATAAGTGTTTACGATATCCCTTCCTTCTTCGTGCTCCGCCGCCGACTGACTCAAGGGGTCAAGTGTGTGAGTTTTTTCGAGCCATTCGCTGATATCACTTTGTCCCCGAGCCACATCCGCCCAGGCTGTTTGCATAAGTTTTTGGCTGACGAGAGCCGCGTCCGCCGTACTAAGATTTTTACTTACGCTCACAATCGCCTGAGTGCGTGTAATACGGCTTTGGGCGTCACCGGTAACGCTGGCTGTTCGTCGCAATGATTCGAGGCGCACGGCGGCGATAAAAATCTTTCGCTTTCTGATAAGCCCTTCCATAAAAGCTTGGTAGCGCACACCTCGGCTCTTCCTCAGACCTTCTTCGTAGACCTCCTCGGCAGCACTGAGCCACTTTCTAAGGGTCTGCAAGTCGTCGCTCTCTGGCTGGGGGGTTGGCGTGCCAGTGGGTCCGGATTTCCCCGAACTTCCCACTAGTAGGAGCAACTCAATTTTATCGTGCAACAGTTCTACCTCGGCGCGAATGCCCTCCAGTCGGCAACGAAATGCCTTATCAAAGCGAGTGGTGCCGCCAGAGCCCTTAGAAAAAATAAACCCAAGTCCGTTGAGCATCGCCCCCGCTGTAACCTCATTTGTGGGGTTGTCGTGTTCGGGGTCGTAGGTTTCATCGGGCCAGTTCCTCGCAGCCGCTTGGTCATATTGAGCCTTGATATAGCCCCCTGGCCAAAGGGTATCATCGCGGTCTGCTTTCGTTACACGCCAAAAATGTTCTGCCCGAGCAATTGCTACCTCGCGATCTTTTATTTTTGGAACCGAGGCGTCTCCCCTTAAAACATCCGTTCGCTGCGACAGCATTTCGGCGTCAATACTTGCCACATACTCGATGCTCAACTCCACGGTACCGTTTTCCCCAAAATTAATACCGTAACTCGTTAAATTTAAAATCAAAGTTTTACGCGAAGCTTCTACGCCCGATATAAAACTGTCTGTCAAAAGTTTGGTGTCGGCATTGTCCGGAATAGCCCAGCCAACCAACACCTTCAGGACCTTAAAGTTGCGTTTCAGAGACTCACTCTCGGGCTTTGCTGAATCAGGAAGTTCTCCTTTTTTTAGGGACTGTGTTCGCGCCTCAATACGCTTTTTCAAGGCATCCTTTTTGCCTGCTTTACTCTCCTCGTCGGGGGTTCCCACGAGATCTGCGGGCGGGTCATCTAGATTAACACTCAAGAAATCGAGGTAAGTCTCGTTCAGTAATTCCACCATCGATCCAAAATAAAGTGACAGGCTGGCCTTCACGACCCGATCTCCTTGATGTTTATTATCAAAATTCCAGCTAAAAGACTTCACCCCCACATTGACACCCAACTGATTAGATGGTTCCGTAATCGACGCAAGCGACCCCTCCCCACGCAAGGCCGCAAAGTCAACCATTTTCTGAGAAGAGACGTAATCGCTAAAAATGACAGGTTTTGATGACGGGGACTTGACCCCTCCAATGTAGAATTCTAACTTGGGCTGGAGAAGAGAAAGCTGGTGATTGCTCGCATGAAAAAAGTCCTTTGTGTCGGCGGGGTTCACTAATTTATTAGGAATATCCGTCGGTGAGCCGCGGTAATTGAACACAAAGCGCCCGGATGGAATAAATTCTACACTGTTGGGAAGGAGCGCGTTTTGATTGTGGAGCAGAATTGCTTGGATGCTTTGACGCCGAATTTCCTGCGCTTCGCTTTCTGCCATTCCTTCGGGCTTAACACTCATTGGGAACCCTCAAACATCCCCAGGGCTTCTTGTAGGGGCAGCGGAACATAAACTACATCCCCTACCTTAAAGTGAGATTCGGTGGGTTTCTTGTTGTACCATGCGATTATCCACCACATCTTCGAATCATTATAATAGTCGTGAGCTAAATTATAAAGCTTATCGGTTGATGACCATAGATGAGTAATGGAACGTAAAGAACGAATGGAGGCATTAGTAGGGTAGGAAAAAATCGCGCTCTTGTATTGCACAAGTTGTTGTACGTCCCTATTCTTGAAGAATACTTTCCTATAGTTCTCGTCAGCGTTGGTAAAAATTCCTCGATTATCGTATCTTGAATAAGCCATTTATTTATTTCCCTTTTCCGCCATGTACTTCTGATACTCGGAGCGTATCTTGGCGTCCCGACCGGCGAGGCGGTTGGCGAGATCTTGATCGCTCTCGATAGGTGCAGTTTGATTGGCCGCAGCAGGGCTGTTCGGCTCGGCGGTGCGGGGCGCTTTGGGTGGTGAAGGGGGTTTAACTGGGGTGTGCCACTTGTCCTTCCTCTTGCTTCCGTAGGGAAACCCTAATTGTCCGCCTCGGAGGTAGAACTTATTGCCTGTCCCTTTCTCAAAGCCCAGGGAGTGTTCATGGAGGACTGTAAGTTCGAAATTAAGGCGCACCGCTTTAGGAATATACTCTACTCCTCCCGTATTCATTGGTCCGCTCCGGGCATAAGTGAAAAACCCTTCCTCTAGGTTGGGGTCCATGGTGAACCCATTCACATACCCCATCAAGGGTCCTCCGGTGCTCCCGTCCTGTATTAAATTTCCAAACTTTACCTTCAGCAACGGTCCCATATTAATTGTGGAAGCGCCATCCCTCGCCTCATATAGAGGATAAAGAAATGTAAGTAGTTTATTAATCTTATTAAGATTTTCGGCGGCCTGTTCGGGTCCCGATGCCGGGATAATCCAAGCAACCGATAAGGCGCGGCGAGTTTGGCGAAAGGTGGCGATGGGGTCCATGCGCCCGAAAACTTGTTCTGCGTTCCACTCAGAGTTATAAGCGTCGCTAAACCCATCGAGAAACGCAGAAAATTCCACGAAGTTCTTTTGCTTTTCCGTACTCGTCGGGACATGCTCGATATACAATGTATACCCCCTGTTGTAGAGGTCTTGTTCCCCTGGCATCCCCGTCATCATGGGATATTTAGGGTGGCTATTGTTTCCTGTCATTATCTTCTTCTCTCCTAGCTAATGGCTAATGGGTCTGTGTGTTCATCATATGTCTCCATAACCACTTCACCAAACACCCGATCTTTCACCACCAGTTGTACTGGTTGGCGTTGGCGTTGCATCTTGTTTCTTCCCGCAGATACATTCGCCGTGGCTGTAGCCGTAGACCTGAGTGCTACTTTGTCAGCCGCGTTAGAGGCACTAAATGTAGCCTGGACTTCCCCCATCACTGCGCGCATGTTATCGAGATCACTAGTACTCACTTTGGTGGACACCGTTATTATTTTCTCAAGGCTCCCTAGGGCGTCTGTGGAGACAGCAATAAGAGCTAGGGCTCCAGCTATCCCGTACAACGCCGCCGTAAATATGCCTATCCCAACTAGTAGAAGGGGGTTCATAAACGCTATCGCAATCAGAGTTAGTCCCAGAGCCATTTTTCCCAAAAGATCGATGGTGTTGTCAATCTTGGGTCCTGTTTTTTCATAAAAGTCTACAATGGTTTTTGTGATAGACCCAAAAGAGTCTTTAATAGCAGCCGCGGCTGGTCTAATGTTTGTAGCGACAGTTCCTAAAGCCAGACCCAACGACCCCAAGGCGACCGCCAATGAGAGGAGTGCGGCGACGCCTGCGGCAAATAACACAGCCCCCACACCCGTAAACATAACTGCGCCGAGACCAATAATGGCAAGTCCTAACAGGGCTATAGCGGCGGTCGCAACCCCCACTTCACCCATGCCCACCTCGACAAATGTGCCCATGGCCAGTCCCAGGAGGGCAATTGACCCAGCTAAAATCGCTAGAACCAGGGCTCCCTTAGCAATCTGAGTCCAACTGATGGTCGATAGAGCTTTCCAGAAACCTTTCAAACCCACTCCTAAACTAGTGAGCAGTCCACCGCCTCCGGTTGAGCCAACAAGCCCCAAAGAAGTACCAAGCTTGGTAAACATACCAGTCACGAGTGGGAGAACCTTACCCATGGACATGAAAATACCCAAAAAAGTTCGAAATGCCGCCACAGCCAACCATATCTGTAAAATTCCCGTATCAGCCAAGAACCTCACGAAGGCGAGAGTCCCTTCGATGACCGGGGAGAGTGCCAGGAATACATCTTCTAAGGCGACCCTAAACTTATCCATCGCCGTTGTCATAGCTTCGGCACGCTCCGCCATCGCCTTTTGTTCTTTTTGGTATTTGCGTAATTTGACAGGATCTCCGAAGAGACGGCTAGCCATATCCACATCAACTCCCAACACTTCGGCTATAGCTTGTCTCTGACGTCGTCCCATATCCTTAAAGTTTTTGCCACGCAGATCAAACTCTTGTCGTAAAATTTTAATTCTATCCGCGTGACTTGCAGTCATCATCTGAACTGAATTAAGCTGGAGCCCGATTTGGGCATTTAATTTCCCGGCTAAGTCCGCTGCCCCCTGGAAAGTGTCAAATGCTTCTGCAATATTAAAGGCGTCCTGCACAGCCATTCCTAGACCTCTAGCCTGCTTTTGCAGGTCCATGAATACCTTTTTGCCTTGGGTTCCGTAGCGTGCCAACTGCTTCTGGAGGGTTCCAAAATCCTTTATCATTTGAGACGTCGGCAAACCTAATTGTTGAGAGAGCTTATCGAAGTCCTTCGCTGTTTGCTCGGCAGCCTTAACCGACATTCCCATGCCACGAGTGAGTCCGTCAAAGAATGCACCTGTGTCTGCTGCTGCCACTCCCATCTTTTCGAGCATGGCAGTCGTGCGTCCCATGCTTTCTCGGGTTTCCGCGTTAAGTGTAGCAAACAGAGTGAACTGGCTATTTAATCCTCCCACAATTTCCCCGGCTTTAGCGATGCCAATGCCCATGCCCCTGGTGTTCCCCACCATGTTTTTCATATCTTCGTTGAGGGCGGTGGTATAGCCAGTGGTTTTTGCTAGAGCAACTTGGGCTGCGTCCAGACTATGCGCCATGCTTATAATCGCACTTGTCAGCCCCTTGACCGTGGTCAGTTCATCTAGTTGGACTCCGGTGAGCTTATTCCCTAGAGATAATAGCTCTTGTTTGAGATCAATTTCTTGCCGACGGGCCTCGTTGGCTATTCGGAGTTGACGATCAAACTCTTCTGTCTCAGAGGTGAGGTCAGTAAGAAGTTTTAACTCGTCTGCGGAAAGGTCTTTACCCAGAGCCTGAAGCTTGATTTGTTTTTCAAGTAGATTGAGACGAGTTTTATTCTTCTTGTTAAGGTCTTCTATTATTGGCCCATCAAGCTTCATCGAAGCCTGTACAGCCTCTAAGGCAATGCGCCCAGCATTAGCTTCCTCTGCAATTTTTTTTCGAAGGAGAGCCTCTTGCTCTAGAGCACTTAAATCCTCGGGAGAAGGAATTGGAGTTTTGGTTTTGTCGTCACCATTAGCCATTAATGGTCACCTCAGTTCCGAATGGGCCAACTTATGCCGGATTCGCGTTCAAACCTTTTAATTGCCACATCAAGCTTCCCCTTCTGAGAATACGTCATAGGCTTATCAAGTCCGTACTTCTTTATATAATCCATGTACCGCTTTTCATTTACAAGGGCATCTGTGAATCTTTCTACTTCGATCTTATTCCCTCGGACTCTGACCGGGATTCGTCTTCCCTTGTACATTTTAGAGAGCAAATACGATATCCAAGCGGCGAAGACTTGGAGAATATTTTCATTAAGCTGACCCTTGCGGGCAGCACCTAAATCAAATACGACTTCTTCTAGCTGTTCTTCGGTGAGCATAATAAATCCTCGGCAACATAAAGCGTTGCTTAATAAGTAGTCCTTAGATTAGATTTCGGGGAAACTAGCGACTGCGAGTTTTAGCTTTTCTCATTGCCTCTTCGTGCATCTCGGCTTCATCTTTCTTCTGTTTGCCTAAGCGCGTCAAAAACCAGCGTCTTATGACGACTGGAAGGTTGTATGCTTCAAAAAAGCTCCATCCCCCATAATATTTGAGTTGAAAAAACTCTTCGTAGACGCCTTCAGCGTATTCGTCACTTAGGCCAAAAAAAGTCGATGGTCAGCGGAACCTCCATGTCCGCGGAGTAGCCACATGAACTGCACTCGTATATTTGGGAGAGGTCAACATTGGGAGCAACCTCTCCATAAAAAGTTCGAAGAAACTTAGAATCGCGTGCGGGCATTGCGCTAATAAAGCTAGCAATTGTGAACACATCATTGTCTCCATTAACCGACACGATGAACGACCTAAATTGGTCGGTTAAAGGCGATTCTGCCATTTTCTTTTTGTTCTTCCGTTGGGTTTCCTTAAAGAGCTTCATTTCATCCGCTCCCGTCAGGAGGCGGCATTCGACCTTAGCCTTTGTCAGTGGAGCTTCTACAATAAAAGTATTGTTGGCAGTCAAAATCGCTCCGTGAGTAGTCACAGCAGCCTCAACATTTTTCGTTTCGCCGTCGTTCAGGTCGAATGAATAATCCTCCGATTCGTCACACGAAGGACATGTTACTTTGGTGGCATACTCATTTCCATACCCCGTAATCCGTGCTGCAATAATGAGGGCGTTTTTATCTCCGACCAACAAGGAGTTGAGATTGATGCTTTTATCAACCAATAGGTTCTCTAGTACTCTGTCAATTGCTACCCCGGCTTTAATCAAAGAACGAGAGGTAAGAATATCTTCTTCCTTAGCCGTCATGTATTTAATTTCTACCGTCTCTTCATTGTGAAGAGGGTGACTAGAGTTATAAAACCTTCCTTGGCTGGGAAGTTTTACCATCTCTGTGGGAGTGGCCCACGAAAATCCCCCACCCGCCGCTCCAGTAGCAGCGGGAGCCGGGGAATTCTCATCCAAGTCTAGAATATCTTCGTCCTCGATGCCGAGGCGTTCTTTATTTCTGCTCATTCTTCAAAACCTTTCTGTAGAACTATTCTTCTTAGCCAACGGCTCCCGCAGCATATTGTACCCCAGTGCCGGATGTTTCAAGCTTCGCATAATCAAACGCAATTTCTAAAGTAATTTCCTGCATGTCGTCAGAGCTATAGTCCAATGCGCCTCCGAAGTCAACACTACTTATCCAGGGATTAGTGAGTGTCCATGTTTCAATTACTTTGCCATCGCCATTAATCTGAGAAATGCTCACCCCAATAAGTCCCTTTTGGACAGAGTCTTTTTTACTGATGGTGCCGCGCTTATTTTCATCTTCCGGATATTCATATCCCGACTGGATAAGGCGCTCAAGCATAGTCTTAGCCATATCCGGGTCATAGGGGTCAACTAGTGTAACGCTAATAGGGTCCCACGTTACACGCCCAGGATACTTAAAAGTATGATTCAAGAAAACGTGCTCAATTGTGCTGACCGTTGCTTTCGGCTTGGCGGCTGTTTTAATAACCCAGACCGGGATGTTCCCAATATTAAGAATATACCGGTATCTACGCTTCGGATCAAGATTGGAGTTATTCCAAAAAAATGCCATTTTTATTAGTCTCCTGTTGGTACTATTATATAGTCAGTCATAACCTTTTTTAATCCTCGAACGATGCCCCGCTGTTAGTCACTACAAAATCAATAGCAAAGAACTCCGCTGCCCGTGTGGGCTTGACGAGAAGCTTTGCATAAATAATATTCCTATCAATAAGGTCTGGAGTGGTTGTACTCTCATCCAAGATAAGTTTAAAATCTTCCACGCCGAACTGAGATTTCACGTCTGTTAAGATCGGAGTTGCACGCTGTTTAAACCGCGTCCAAGTGTCTTGGGTATTCGGAGCGAAAAGAAGTCGCGACGCGATGAAAGAAATTTCCCGCTTGAGATAAATCAACAAGCGGCGTACATTAATACGATCCAAGGCTGATGCGGTCTGTTGGAGAGTTTTTTGCCCAAAGATTACAATGCCTTCCGCAGGGAATTTAGCGATGGGGTTAATGTTTGCCCCATAGAGAGAATCTCGATCATCAGATGTGAGGCGCTTCGATGTATCTAGCACCGGCACGCCGCCGCCGCCTTCCGACAAACCTCCGCGCGCAAAGCCGGCGGGAGCATACCATGGAGCCGCTATTTTATCAGTATGGGATAAGGCTCCCAAAGCGACAACGGAAGGTGGAGACCACAAACTTCGTCCAGAGATGCTATCATTTATCAAGACCCATGGGTAGTACGTCGCCCCGTAGCTGGTATTAATATTACGATCTTTTATCGCATCCACAGCCTGCTTAACAGTAAAGCTATTGCGGCTTTGAGCCGACTCAGCGTTTTCTGTGTCGGGAGTATACACATTCTTAATATCAATAATCGCTAGTGCATCACCCCGATCTTCTGCCATGTCGAGAAGATAATTGGTCACCACATTTTGTGTCTGCCCTGGAATCGTCACCGCGTTCATCTGAACTACCTCGGCGTCGCTTACCACGTTAATCGCTTTCTTGAGTGAAAAGAGCGGATAAGACAATTCTTGATTTGTCGCAGCGTCAAACGTAGTAGATAGGCGGAAAGGATCTCTCTCGGCTATGTCAAAGCCGTCCGATCCGCCATGTAACAACGTCGTAAACTGATCATATCCCGCTGCCAAGGTTCCAGTGTAGCTGAACTTCGCCGACAAGCTCGTCCCAGCAACACGGTTCCCCCCTCCATATGCGCCTGTAATAGCGACATTGGCGCTGTTAAGACTACCCGACACATCGTCCAGTGAGAATACCCACGCAGTTTGTATGGCGTCTGACAGACCCAAGCTCTGAGAGGCGGCACTCACAAGATCGTGAGTAACTGCGTCCGGAGTTGTCTGGAATCCTTTAGCCGGGGAGCGCAAAACATCGACTATCTGTGCTGCCATCTGAGGATTAGTGGCAGTTTGTCCGGTCCAGGCTCCCCAATACACTTGGCTGTTGCCACGGGGGCGACCCCAGATGCTCTGCTTCCGAAGCGGAACACTGGGCCACTGGATAGAACCACTGAACCGATAACTCACGCTGGATGCCCATGAGGGAACATTGCCCAGCGATAGTTTAGCCTCGCTTCCGGGGTAATCTGGGGCATCGGATGGGTTCGTGTGACCACCAATGTCGCCATATTCTGATTGACCGCCGCCTTCTGTCATTGATGCGGCGATGCCTTGAGCTATTCCAGCTTCGCCGGCTTGCGGCTTCATCAGAGGTAGCGTATTTGCGGCAGCGATGCCGTAATACACAGATCCCGATGCCCAGGTTACGTTTCGGTATTGGGGCGGTCCCCACATGCCAAACGGCAGCAGGCGCGTATCTGTGCCACCTCGGTCCACAGTCTCATCCATCTCTACACGAATAAAGCGCGAGTTGTTCTCATACTGTCCATATTCCCGATTGTCTTCCAAGTCGGAATCATAGACTAAAAATCTGTCCCCTACAACTTGTGCAATGTAGTTGGCGGAAGCAGGGTTTAAATTCAGGCTATCAAAACGTTCCAATATCACAGGAGCGCCGTCCGTGTCCGATAATTTTCGGACAAGAAGGGAAAAGGTTCCATATTGCTCAAAGTCTCCTCGGGGAGCCTTAATATTGGTAATAGAGATTTTAACTTCTTCCTGAGTGGATGATCCCGCTGTGCGGGAGACTACGCGGAACAACCTTTGCATATCCTTCGACGCGTAGGAAGCGGCTACCCCCAAATCCTGAGAAATAAACCACCCGGTAGTTCCGATGGTCGAACTGTATTGCCTATCGCTTCCCTGTTCCGCGGAACCACGTTGGTTCTGAAGAGGAATGATAGTGGCGAAAGCGCTCGTAGCAATAGAAGCCCCCAAGAGACCAATACTGGAATCTCCAGAGGCTAACAAAGATCGCTCATATGATTCGCCTAGCCAGTAATTACCGCCCTGAGCAGCGCTTCTGGCTGCGGCGGTGGTAATATCGCTATTGGTAATGGTAGGATTAGTATTTAATACATTACGAATAAAATTAGGCTGCGCTGGGTCAAGGCTTACTTTTACCTTTTTAATGTTCGCAGCGGTGCCATCCGAAGTAAATCCTAGAGTCACTTCACGGTTAGTGATCTTATACATTTCACATGCGGACCCAGTGGCAGCACCATCTGTACGAGTTCCGTCGATAATGACGCGTCCACCCGGACAATACATCACTGCTGCCAGGGATCCAGTAAAGGTGGTGCCGACATCCATGGCACCACTCGGCCACACGACCAAGCCCCACGCTCCACCGTCTGCTGGGGTTACGTTGGCTGTTCCTGCTTTCCAGCCGGCAAAGCCCGCCGATGATGCATCTTGGTCTTGGTCGCCCAGTAGACGAACAAAGGTTAAGGGACTACTATTTCTCAGCCACGCTTGAGCCGCAAATGGTCCGTAGGTAGGGGCGCTATTGTTTCCCTCACGCCAGTAGTCTCCGGGCTCAGGTCCTGCAATAGGATCACCAAAGGTGTTCACAAAGTCAGAAAAAGATGAAACTTTCACGGGAATCATTCCCGGTCCTTTGCGTGCTGTTCCAATTACCACGGGGCCCACAGAAGAAGGGGTGTCCGGTAGCTGGGAGTTATCGATCTCATCAATGAATACCCCAGGTGAGATAAACTTGAACTTTCTTGAAGAATTATCCGCCATTTTAAACTTATTCTCCTCTAAAAATGCCTATATTAATTTCAGTTGTGTAGGGCGATACACTAATAATAAATAGTAAGACAAACCTCGAAACTCCCTCCTCTTATTAGGGTCGATATTTTTCTTTTTTCCCGAAGTGAAAATCGGGAATGTCGCCAACGACGCTGCGCTCTCTTCCTATAGTAACTTTTACGGCAGATTCACGTTTTACGACGACCGGGGTTTCTTGATTTGTTTCGGCTGCCACAAGGTAGCCCAAGACCTTAATTGTGATGTTGGTTTTAAAAATTCGTTCTGCTACATCTAGCCCCGCCATATTGCTGTCTAGCGCAAAATCAGGCTCCATAAAGGCTTCATACTTATTGCCTTCATGAGTCACAGTAAACACGCTAGGGGTGCTACTCCGCGTCGCAAAAGGAGCCACCACTTCATTCATTTGTTGTTGGTAATTACACACAATTCCAATGGTATAATTCACCTCTACAAAGGTGGGCATCGGAATCAGCAATGTCTCGTACACAATGTCTTCATTGTTGCCCGGAAAAGTTTGGAAATTTTTATCCGTCTTGGTGGCCGATTTTCTGATGGAATTGGCGTTGGCGAAGTTCTTGGTTTTATCTTGCTGGACTTGGCGGGCTATTTCGATGGACCCCCCTTTCATATAGTAATCGTAATAAGGAGGAACATATACCCCATAACGTCCTTTGTTTTGAGGATTGCGATTAACGGAGGTACGCAGAATAGAGATAAGGGGGTATTCTAAAGTTCTTCCGCCGCTCTTGTTCGGGCTACCTGACCGTATATCGCGCTCATTTTTAATCTGATAGGCTCGCTCGGGGACCGAAAAAATAACAGGCACCTTCCGAAATCCTGTATTTTTAGTAGCAAAGATATTTAGCTCGTCATTGATGTAGTTATATATCGCATAGTCAATATCTTCCATCGTGGATGGAGAGAGTGGATACGAGGCATTTAGCTGGGTGTTTACTATAGAATTACTTGGCATTAAAGAGTCCGTCCCTGGCTTGCTTGCAGACGGCGCTCACTTCTAGAGAAGTGCCGTCTGCGAAATCGCTGTCCTGTCCAAATAAATACCGAGGCTCAGATACGTCCACTATCTCAAAATACATCTGGTCGTATTGTACAAAATCTCCGAGCCGTACAAAAAGATTTTGGTCAGCCGTTACCCTCCGCTTATGAAAGTGAATGGTGATGTTGTAGAGATTATCAAACCCGTATTGTGCTTGTGTTCGATCTGAACCATTAAATTCTACCAAGGCATAAACCCGCACTGGCGGTAAGAAAGTTTTTTTCAGCGCTTCGCCGTATAGAGGATGATAGTTTGTCTTTTCCATATCAAGAGATAAATACAAAAGTGGTTGTCCAATAATTCGTTCAATGATCTCATCATTGATTTGTTTAACAAAATTTCTTTCTGCCTGCCCAACAAATAGAGGAGGAGGAGGAGAGGATGGCTGGGACCACTTGTTGGCGTTAGGACCTTGTTTCCACGTCATTTATTTATCCCACATATATGCCTTGAGGTATCTTGGCTAAAACCTCTTGCACACTGGCTTGGAGCGCTTGGTCGCCTTCCGCTAATTTTCCGTATACTAGCTCGTCAAACACCGCTTTAAGTTCCTCGCGAAGCGAAGTTTGCTCTTCTTTCGCTTCCGATACTAAGGCTGGCCCATTCAGAGTCACATCATTGCCCGGTATAGGAATCGTAGACAGTTTAGATCTTACCTGCCCTAATGTTTCTTTTGCCAAGGAAAGAGCGAATCGGCGAATCCACTGCTTTCCAATGCTGTTAATATTTGCGTAGGGCACGTTGGGGAACGGTAGCGTATTAATATTATTCACTCCATCTGCCCCGTATTTTCTATCTCCCTGTTCGTCAAATGCATCCTCGGATACTCTAAAGTCTACCCAAAACTTATCGGGAAAACTCCCGTTAGGCGTCGGAAAGATCCTCAACTTATTATCATTGATCCGGAAGGAGCTATGAGAAGCGCGTACATGCATATCCTCTTTGAAGGCATATGCTTGCAAAACATTTTGCCAAGCCGGTACTAATTGGAAGGTGCTGTCATCCGCATACATCCCGTAAGTAGATAAGTTCCCTACCGTCCCGATGGCAAATCCTCCGAAAAAATTCCACATGGTATTGGAAGTTCTATAATATACGCGCTGAATACTGATGGCGTTGGTTCCTACTTTCCCAAAATAAGGAAGGGCATTGGGATTTCCAGGGGCGATGGATGCCGTGTAAATAATGGCCTGTAAATCATAATCTTGCTGGTCCCGCACGGGGGTAAAAGAAGCCGAGTAAATAGCTTGCGTTGCTCCTATTCCAGCGTGTAAACTGGCTCCCTTGGCAACATGAGTAGCATAACCAAGCTGAAAGCGGGGGAATTTTAAATTGGGTTTAACATCGGTACCACCATTGGTATAGGTAAGGAACTCCCCATCTTGATTAAAGGATCCCGTAGTATTGGCCAGCATATCCGACAGAACATTTTTAGCCTGGTGGGTGTTCACCAGATACGAATATTCCAGGCACGCTTCTTCATAGGAGTTGTAGACGTTGTTAGGAGTTATTTCGAGATCAAGGACGTTGCCACCTAGTTTATTATACACATAGGCTACTTGGTCCACGGCTCCCGAAATAAATGACCGAACGCCAGCACTGGTCAGTCCGGCGTCGGTATAAATTCCATAGGCTAAAGAGTCCACCACATAGGTAAGAGTGCCCGTAGCGGGCAGCACCACAGAACTTACGGTACTTTTTGGTTGTAAATTAGTTGGCATAAAAGGGCTACCTCAATTATAGATCTTATTAATTAGTTTTCTAGTGCGAGACTTTACAAAAAATAAAAGAAAACCCCGTCACAAGGACGAGGTTCTCTTCGGTTTATTCACCGGGAATGATTTTAATTAATCAAACCAAGTCGTGAACAATAACCAATCCGTACATGTCCGGACGCACCATCTGCTTCGCATAGCGAGTCATGACACCCTTACGGGGCACGAAATCCTCTGGTCCAAAGATTGTGGGCGTGACCTGTAGTGGGACATACGGCGCATAAACATAGCCACTTTCAAGGAAGCTATTGCCGCGTCGTCCAACAAGGCACAGGTTACGAGGGAAGTAAGGATCGACGTGAACGTCCATCTTACGGCTCAGGCTACCGACCTTGACGGCACCCCAACTACCCTTCTCTTCATCCACCACGGCATCCGCACGGAAACCAGCAGTGAACTCCATGATGCCAGCAAGCTCCGGAGAGCACACAACAAAGTTGGCACCACCACGCAGCGTCTTACGGTGAATACGCGCGCTGACGTCGTTAATAGTCTCAAGAAGAGTCTCGTACCATTCACTCACCGTTCCGGTAAAGTCGGGGTACAACGACGTGGTAACATCCTCACCATTTTCGCGGTTTAGGAAGCGACCCGGCTGACGACTCCAATGAAGAGTGGCCCCCGTAGCTCCTACAACCAAATCTTCAAGAATTTCTTGATCGATCTCCAACGCGATGTGCTCAGACAACACGCTAGTAAGCTCAACCTCGGCGTCGAGATTGTGGTAAGCATTAAGATCCTGAGCAAGCTCGGGAGTCCACTTAGCCTTAAGCTTCTTGGTCAAAGCCGTAACAGCCACCGAATCAACCTTGATGTCGATTTCAGGGATGTACTGGTTGTTTTCCAGTCCCCATGGCGTCGTGCCACGGATGGAACCAAGAGCATTACCAGCTTGGAAGGCATCCACTTGAGGGTAAGAGACCTGCGGGTTGTTAGTACCACCGCCGCCCCATTGCGTGGTGACCGCTTGGAGAAGCATCTGAGGTAGACCCGTAGATCCTGTAATCGAAGCTACGACGAACAAGATATTATCCTTGGCCGATCCCGAGAACCGTGTCAAGCGGCGCAAAAACGGGCTTGTGCCGAGTTGTCCACCGATCGAACCAGTACCCGGAACGATACCTATCAGATTGTCTGTGTTCAAGTTAGGGAAACTCGCAGCAGGCTCGCTAATAATAAGAAAGTTGGTGCTTCCCGAAACAAGAGCCGGATCATCACGCAACACATCAACGATGTTATTACGATTCCCGTAATCGGACTCGCCAAAAGTACCGGACTCCTCAAGCGTAAAGGACACGGTTACGCTACCTGTCGGGCTGGAGTAGCCGCTATTAAGGCTATAGAACGATGTTTCGTCGCCAAGTTGGCCACCATCATTGGGAAAGTCGGTCTTATTAAGATCGCCCAAATCAACGCCGCCAGTAAGCCCAGCCCCAACACGACCACCGCCGTAAATCGAGGTGTTCTGCATAGCGCCAAGACGATTTCCTAGAGCCGACATACCGCTATCTGGGCTGTAGACAAAGTCTAGGAAGAAAATGAGTCCGCTTGGGAGGCTCATAGGTTGAACGGACACGAGCTCGTGTGCCAAAAGATTGCCGAATACACGGCGCACCAATGGAAAAGCAACTGCGGCAAATCCTTCTACGTCGCCTGCCTGCATGGTGGTGGTTTCTCTGAGAAGTTGGGCGGCCTGGTTCTCCAGAAGACGACACATATTGGAACGTCCCTGGTCATCCAGTCCTTCTAGGAGCCCTGTACGCTCCCACTTGCCCAACAGAGCCTCACCTTCATGAGATAGCGACCGTGCTCGGATGCCTTCTGTTAGTGTTTCAATTACTGACATTTTGATTTCTCCTTTTTTGTATCAGTTGTTAGTTAAACCCGCAAGGGTCGCCCAACGATTAAGCGTTGGGGCTTTCGGATCAATGGTGCTTTCGTCGGAACGACGTCCGCTAAGAATTACCGAAGATTTTCTAGATACCGCCTCAGACAATGATTCGGGTGCGCTCTTATGATTGTGCGCCATTGTCTTTTGAAGGGTTTCGAAAATTGTCTTCGCCTCTTCCACTGATCGTGCTTTCCTGACCATTTCAGCAATTTTATTTTTTTGCTGCTCATTCAAGGAGCTATCAGAAAGTACTTGATTTGTATACAAAAGCCTTGCATTTTGTAGATGGAGTTCGTGAAGCTTAGTTTTAAGCGCTCCCAGGACTCGTTTAAGTTGTTTGTTGTTTTGTTGGAGGGATTCAAATTGGGCCATAGTGCGGCGCATGTGTTCGATTTCTTTTTCGTCCATGCCGTCCACATGGCGCGACACTATTTCCTCTCTTTCTTCGTCCTCTTCTTTGTCAGCAAGATCGACGAGGGCTTCTTGATCATCTTCCGTCACTTCCAAAGACAGCATCTCTTTAAAGACATTAACTAAAACGTCTTCGTCAATTTCTACTTCGTTATCATGCCGGTTGGCAGGCTCTGGGGTCTCGCCCATATCGAGGTCAATGCCGATCTCGTCGCTAATCTCTTCCCGGTCGAGTTCGAATTCACCCTCGTCCTCTTCTTGGTCGCTTGCTGCGGCAATAATATCATCCAAGTCCACCATTACAATCTCTTCCTCGCCGTCGCCAGAAAGATGGGACATGGGTACTTGTTCCATAGCTGTACTTTCCGCCTCTTCGGCTCCAGCCTCAACGTCCGCGATTGCGTCCATACCAAGCTCTTCATCTTCCTCTAGTAATGTCGTTACCGCAGTTCGGACTTCATCGGAGTACTTTTCGATAATCATGGTTTCAGCATTCTTCATAGCTGCTTCACGGAGCATATTGGCGTCCACAATTGCCTGGTCTAGCATATTTGACATAAAAAAGGTCCTCTCACTGATGACATTACATCAAATATAACTAGTTAGGCGCTTATGTAAAGGCGCATATTTCTGCTGTCGGGGGATTCGGCAGAGGTGATACAAGAGACGTCACTGCCTATATCGTTTTTTAGGCATTGATACCTGAGCCACTCAAATGGAAGGTGGTCGCAAGATTAATACTGGTCAACGCAGCGTAAAGTTCGAAGAACCCGGCCTGTCCGGCGACCTCTGATATCCATATGCGGGAACATTTCACGTCGAGTGTCAGCGGTGATGCGAGCGCCGCAACGGTTGGAAGGGCAATCTGATGCCCCTGGCTCACCACTCGGGGATTCGCCACTGGGTCAGCAAAAGCAACTTTGAACTGCGCCGCGCCACCCCCCGTGGGCATAAAGGTAATAGATTTGGTCACAGAGGGAAAAGCAATCTCATAGGTGGTGCTGGCCGCCGCGCCGGCACCGACGCTTCCCGTTACAAAGGGAAATCCGGAAACCTGATAGGCTCCTACGCTTCCTAGTCCGGGGGTTGCGAACCCTCTGCCGTAGTTGGTGGTATCGGGAGATATTGCCATTTACCTACTCCTCCGTTTAAACTTGTCTCTGGTTGTAAATAGTTCTGCGCGCTTCTTATTTATCTTTTGGATCAATCTTTTTTTGTTACGCTTGCGTTCCGCTCGAATTTCTGTAGGTTTTCTGTAGTGAGTTCGGTTCCTAAACTCTTCAACAATACCGTCTTTTTTTACTTTGCGAATAAATTTGCGTACCATTTTTTCAGGGTCGCCGCCGCACTCCCTGTCTCTCACTATGATACAGGAGTTAATTTGAGGCGGCATGCGTTGTTTGGTTTTCATTGATTATTCCTTCTTACTTGATGCGACGTGGGCCCACTTTTGTCTTCCCGGTATATTAGAGATGTCCACCCCCGGATCGCCGGGGGCTACACCAGCCATGGGTCCCCGTCCGTCGCCCTGGGGGATCGGGGTGGTGCCCTCAAAAAGAGAAGGGTCGGCAAATCTCTTTTTGAGGTCTTCGTAGCCCTTACTTCCAACAGCCGCTAATACGCGGCGTTTAGATTCGGAAGTCGGATCTGGGTCGGAGGAAGCGAGGCGTGATGGGGTTGCCTCTTGGAGCACAGGCACTCCCTGCAATCCCTGGGCCACCTCCGTAATAATGCCCGACAAGACGCCCTCCTCAAAGATGACCTCCTTCACGCATTCTTTAATTATATTTTTTAGTTCCGATTTTTTCATTGGTTTCTTTCTTTGTTTATACTTGATACCAAGCAGAGATTGCGGCGGTTGAATAGTATACAAAATTAAGGGATGTTTTGGCACCGGCCATTAGTCGTCTCCAAGCACGTCGTTGAGGGCTCGGTTGATTCGGTCTGCCTTCGTTAGGTGGGTTTTGACTTGACTTTCTGCCACAAGGTAGGCACCCGTAGTGCTGGGTTCCGAAACTAAATCAAAACAGAGAAGCTGAAAGTCATCTTCGACCATGGTTGTTCCGCCTTCTTGGCGCGTTGAGCCAAGTCCACGACTGGAGATGCCCAGTTGGACCCCGCCATTAACCAGTTGTTTGGCGATTTGTCCAGCCGGAGTTTCTAGAATCTTCATCTTTCCCATCACGTCGTCGCCTTTCCACCACACTTCAGTGACAAGGTGGCTGGCGTTCTTGAGTTCTACGACTGAACTGTCTGGGTGATCGAGTTCGCCGATGGCTCGTCCCTCTCGGACAAGCTTTTCGTAATTCTTCATTTCCCGCTCAAGGATTGGTCGAGGGTAAATGCGACCGTTGCCGTTCTTTGTGCCGGCGGCTTGGATTTTGCCTGCGACGATAAGATGGCTACCGTTCTTGTTACCCTCTTTTTCCTCTTCTGTTAGAAGCGAATCGCTATAATCTAGATTCATAAACTCTTTTAAGACGTATTTCTTATTCATTTTTTTCTCCCTGAAAGTACGGGCGCTACCCGCACGGTACAACTACCCCTGCAACACCTTGCGACGGGCCTTAGCATCCATTTCTGTGTCCACATTCCCTCTAATTCCGTATTCATGTTGGAACCCTCCGTCCGATATGAGTACGCCCAATGCATAGGAAGTTCCTGCCGAGAGGCAACCTAAGACGAATGCGTTGACCACACTTATATCAAAAGTAAATAGTTCTGTAAATGGGTTTAGGAGAAGAAGAAAGACCCCGGTCCAAAACCCCATACACATGACACAGTGAAAAAAATGATGGGAAGGTCGTACCTTTTCTAATAACCGTGAGAATACGAGAATTTGTGTAAGTCCATATGAACTTAGAATAAAATACGCCAGACTCATGAAAGTGCCTTAATACATGTAGCCCCACCCGGCAAACGTATAGGTGGAGTCTGAAATTTGGCTGCCTTCAGGGGTATCTTGATAGGGGAGAATTTCTCCATAAGCCGTGCTATCTTCCGGAGTAGGATCAGTAAAACGGTCTTCAATGTTTTTGTCATATTCTTGTGCTAGGGAATCCTGGTCTTCTGTCCTCTTAAAGAACTCATAAAGTTGTAAAAGAACTACCTGAAGAGGGTCCCCCTCGCCTTCGGCGGGGTAGGTGGTTTCCATAACCCCAAACTGTGCGGCCGCTTGAGGGTCGCCAGCATTCGTAATCCCTCCCTTAAACAAAGACTGCATTAATTCTTTTTGATAGTCATAAACATCTTTTTCTACAAATGGTTTTGGCATGCATATTATTTTATTCTCGGGGGGAACCACCAAAATGTCTAGGTATTGGTGATCGTCGATCAAGAGGTTACCGTCCAGCGTTTTCGTAATCCGCAACCCAATAGTGGCCTGTGGGGGCTTTACTTCTTCTTCCTGGGTGGCAGAGGGGAGGGTTATTTTAAGAGGCATCGGTCTCATACTCTCGCACAAGCTGCTGCAATTTCAATACTTTTAAGATATCTTTCTGGGTTGCAGTAGAGACGTTAATATCCTCCATCTCCTCCAAAACTTTGTGAGTATTGGCGTGCATCTCTTTGTCCTCTAATAGTTCAGAGGTGCTGAGGGAGTCTTTGACTTTCGCGTATATTCTCTTAAGTTCTTCTGACAAAAAGAGCCGAAAATCGGCCCCCCTATCCTTGAAGGAGAGCATATATTGTCCCAGCATTTTCTTTTGCTCAGGCAATAGATCGTCGTATCCGGAATTAAATCTGTGGGAAAACTTTTTAACCACCAAGCTGTCCAAGTTTTCCAAGGTATCGGC